GCTGCTGATTGCTAGTCAGGAGGTTATAGAGAAGCGTTCCATGGACCTTGATACGTTCCTCAAGTATTCCGAAGTAGTGAGCGACGATGAACCGGAGGATGGAGCGGAGGGCTAATGCCCTCCCTCCGGAACTCAATTTAAATCGCCACTACGCTAACGCTTTAATCCGTTAAAGAAGATCATAATTCACCATCGCTTTACATCGCTAAAGTAAGTCAGCCCTAACTTTGCCACTTTAACGAGCTAAAGGAGGTCAAAAATAAGTGAACTCAGACATTAGCGCCCTGAAAGCACAAATCAGGGACATCGACAAAAACATCTCTGATATTAAGAATGTGTTATCCACCTATTCCGATTATTTTAAAGACCATTTTTCGCAGGGACCCAGGGGTACTAAAAATGACGAGTTTAAAACCCCTCCCTCCCCCTTCCGGCCAGAGGTATCTCCATTAGTGAAGTTATCAGAAGAGGATATTATTCACCTTATTAAATCCTCAGATTCATGGATATATCTTAAAGCCATGCTAGAAATGGATTATAATGACATGAGTTTGTTTAATCTATTTTGTTGGGTTCATGGTGTATCTAAATACGCATCAACATTATTTGGAGTAATAAACACATATAAATCTATGCAAACTGACGTGGAGGAATATGACGATTTTTATGGAGACTCTTTTGAATAATCTTGCATCCCTCGTAACAGCCAAGTCTTTAATGGCAATCGCTCTCACCATCGTTTTTTGCGTGGCAGAGTGTACCGTTGGACTCAGCTCTGATTTTATGAGCTTGTATGCAATCGTAATAGGTTTTTATTTCGGTCAGAATAGCACAGATACAACCAACTTAATTAGCTACAAATAAGGAGATTAAATATGTTTACAAAAGAGAAGCAGGAGAGAAGAGAAACACAACTTACAGGATTCAAGAGCGGCGGATTCATCAGTAACAACATGATTGCAAATACAAATTTAGGGCTTTACGAAGCCCTCTGTAACATTAACGAAAACCTCTCCCGCATAGCTGATGCTTTAGAAGGGAGAACTAAAGAATGAGTATTATAATTGATTTTATCATTGTTTTTTTCTTCATTGTAGGAGTTATTTCAACTGCCTGGATTGTTTGGGAATATGTCGATGAATGGTTGCTTGGAAAAGACCTTATGCTTCCAAAATTGATCTACAATTATCAGAATGAGCAGGTCTTTTATGACAAGTATCTAGGAGAGATTATTTTCTTCTCTTTTGGGCAACCATTTTGCAGGATAAGAAGGCGCTCATTATTTTACAGGTTTACACCAGATTCAGCATTGTATGACGCAGAGGTTAAATGTACGATTTGCGAGCTTACCGGATTCTCAATTCCATGGCGTGATTTACCAGTAAACTATAAGTGGAACGAAGTGAAGTTTAGAAATGAACGAGATTTTTTACGACAGATTCAAAGAATTAAGGGATAATAGAGGATGCCTTTTAGTTCATATTTCAGATGGTATCGCTAAAACCCTGGTTATTATGTATCCTGCCGGCTATCATACAGTAGAGTGCATTCAGTTTATCACAAGATATACAGAGTTATCTCACCAAACAGCATATACTTTAATTGACACCGTATGGAGAAATTATTTAAAGCGGTTGGAGGTTAGACTGAATTGGTAAGAAGAGATAGCCTAGTTATTAGGAATTTAATGGTTTATGACTATAAATTCTTAAATCCAGAAACTAATGAAGAGTTCATTATTACAGATTGTGAAGAACTTACTCTTAAACAAGCAACTAAAATGGCGCATGAAAAAGGACTACTGTTTATAGGATGCAGTACAAGAACTGAGCGCAGAGTAATGAGTAAGAAGTTTTTCTTTGATAATTCCAGCGTTTCAAACGCAGGAAAGTATTACAAGTGAATAACCCGTCTAGGGTATTCAAATATAACTTATTTTAAAGGAGTAAAGAACAATGGAAAACGCTATGACTACTACCAATGACAAGATGCTGGACTTCAACGCATTCAACAGAGAGACTAATCAGTTCGTTTCCTTCCGCGCCGAAGATATGAAAAGTAAGGTCAGACTGTTCAACGCCATGAATCAGCCGAAGTACAAAGTCAGCGACATGATTAACAAGAAGATCAAGCTCAAGGATGTCATTCTGATGAATGTACAGATGGAGGGCGAAGACGGCGAGATGGATACGGGCATTCGTTCCGTTCTCATTGATGCCGACGGCAACGCCTACAATGCCACTTCTAACGGTATCTTCTCTAGCCTGACTAACCTGTACATGATCTTCGGCACTCTTCACTTCGAGGACCCGCTGGAAATTCTGATTTCTCAGATTCCCACTAAGAGAGGTTCTACTCTCTCTATCACTCTTCCCTAACTAACCATCTTCCCATTCTCTAATAGAGAGCCGCCTTAAATTCTAAGGCGGCTCTCACAATAGGAGTGATATAATGGCAAAATCTAAAAGAGGCGGACCGCCTAAAGGATGGAAACAGGCGGAGTACGACCTATTTAAACGTCAAGTAGCGAACTACAATAAGCGAGTTAGAGCATTAAGAAAAAGAACAAGGCCAGAGCTGTTAAAATTTGCGCCAGAACCAACGACAGTAAAAGGGCTGTTAGCAAGCCAGGGGAAAAGAGAAGCTAAGAGAACAGCTAAAGCATTAGAGCAGTTCAGAGAATCGGGCTTGAAATGGACAATGTACCAAGGACAGCCCATGCTTAAAGCTCAGAAAGCAATTATAGAACGCAATCTAGAACGTGAAAATAACCGGCGTAGGCAATTAGCAAAGAAGGTTAAAGAAGCACAAGGCCAAACAGGACGTTTACCAACTCAGATAGATCAAGATTTGAGAGAGGAACAATTTGAGCAGTTGACTCCGCGAAGATTAGCAGATTTAATGAGGTTAGACTATACACCAGTTATAGATAGAAGAACAATAAATTGGAATACAAACTATATTTCACAACTAGAGGAAAACCTTCAATTCATGGAATTAACTGGAGCCGGAACAGACGAAGCTATGCAAATGGTAAGAGAGATTGAGCAGATGGCAACAACGATAACACCAGAAGAGTTTTATCTTGTTCAACGCTCTGTTCCTGAGATAGCTATTACAAACATTTCTGACGTTCCATATTTTATGAACAATATCGCATCTGTTCATAGAAGATGGTTACAGTTCTATGAGTCAAGAGGTTATACACTATAATTGCCTGCGACTTTGAGACAATCGTTAACGACGAGCGTACAAGAGTCTGGGCATGGTGTGGAGTACAAGTAGAGAGTGAAAAGATTGAATACGGGACGAAAATAGAAGACTGGCTAACATACGCATTCAGTTATGGAGAAGTTTGCTACTTTCACAACTTGAAATTCGATGGTTCTTTTATAGTAGATTTTTTATTTAGATTAGGCTATGAATGGAGTTCAAAAAGAAGGCTAGACGAAAAGACATTTACAACTCTTATCTCTGATATGGGAATGTGGTATACTATCAAGATCAGAGGCGAAGATGGACCAGGAGGATTGAAACGAGAAGTTACAATATATGATAGTTTAAAGATCATTCCAATGCCAATCGCTCAAATGCCTAAAACGTTTGATATTGAATTAGAGAAACTAGACCTAGATTATGAAGGAGACAGAGAAGAAGGTCACGAATTAACAGAGCATGAAAAGCTTTATATTAGAAATGATACATTGATTTTGGCACGGGCTTTAAAATTCATGCGTGAGCACAACATGAAGAAGCTAACAACAGCTTCAAATGCTATGAACGATTTTAAAACCCGTTTAGGAAAAGCAGAATTTGATAGATTGTTTCCTCCGTTAGATGCCATAACTGATAGAGATATTAGAATGAGCTATAAAGGCGGTTTTACATATCTCAATCCTGTTTACAAGAATAAGCCTATTGGCAGAGGTCAGGTTTATGATGTCAATTCAATGTATCCATGGGCAATGAAGTTTTGTAAACTTCCTTACGGAGAGCCTGTTTATTTCACTGGACAATACGAAGAGGATGAAGGTTATCCATTATACGTTCAATCCCTTGTATGTGATTTCAAATTAAAACCCGGTTGTGTACCGTCAATTCAGATCAAGAATAATTTTCATTATTCAGAAACAGAATACCTAAAAGAGTCAGAAGTAGAAACTGTATTAACTTTAACAAGTGTAGACCTAAAGTTGTTTTTCGATAACTATGATGTGACCGTATATTCATGGGAAGGTGGATATAAATTTAAAGGTATGGTCGGTATGTTAGCTGACTATATCGACTATTGGTATGAGCAGAAAAACGAAGGAAAGAGAACAGGAAATAAAGGTTTAACTCAGATTGCTAAGTTGATGCTTAACTCATTGTATGGGAAATTCGGTGCATCGCTTACAGGAAGATCAAAGATTCCACAGTTTGACAGAGATCAGGATAAGGTAACATATTACTATGGAGCAGAAGAGAGTAGAACAGCATATTATGTACCAGTAGCATCCTTTATAACATCTTATGCGCGTGATAAAATCATTCGTGCGGCTCAGCAGTTGGGTGAACGATTTATTTACGCCGATACAGACTCACTCCACGTTAAAGGAACAGAACCGGCAGATATTGATATTGACGAATACAGATTAGGAGCGTTCAAGATTGAAGAAGAATTTGACCATGCTATTTTCATTCGTCAAAAGACTTATATGGAAAGCATCAATGGAAAGAATGACGTAAAGTGCGCAGGAATGCCTAATAATATCAAAGAAACAGTTACATTTGAGAACTTCAAAGAAGGCGCTACTTTTGAAGGCAAGTTAATGCCTAGAATAATACCAGGTGGGACAATCCTGCGAGAAACAACGTTTAAGATCAAGTCAAAATAATTGTCGAGCCGATTGGAAAACGAACTTGACAAGTGTTGAAAGAAGGTGTACAATAGTAGTGGGGCAGTATATGGTTTTCGTTTCCACGATTCGGGAGTACAACGGCGAAGAGTCGGCCTGGATGTGACTGGGGTTTGTATCCTGTGACGCTACAACTGTATATATGCCCCACTCTAATATTATGAATAAATCAATGTATTATGACATAAACAAAACCTTGTCATATAATACTCTATTTAATTTCGTTGTTGGTCCTCGCGGCGCAGGTAAGACTTATGCGGCAAAAAAGCGAGCGATAAGTAACTTCCTTAAAAGGGAAGAGCAATTCGTTTATTTACGCCGCTATGATACTGAGCTTCCTTCAAACACAATTAAGAACTTTTTCGATGATGTGATGCAGGAGTTTCCAGATCATGAGTTTAAGTCAAATCTAGGCGTATTCAGAATAGATGGTGCAATAGCTGGATGGTATTTCCCGCTTTCTAAAGCCACTATGATGAAGTCAACACCATTTCCCAACGTAAGCATGATGATCTTTGACGAGTTTATTATTGACGTGGGCATGGTGCATTACCTTCCTAAAGAAGTAACAGCTTTTCTTGAATGCTATTCGACTGTCAGCAGAGATCGAGATATACCAGTATTTTTCCTCTCTAATGCAATTACATTTACTAATCCGTATTTTCTTTACTTTGATATAACTCTTGAAGAAGGCCAGAGATTAAAGATCAAAGGTGATATTTCTTTAGAGCTTGTTGAAAATCCGGCTTATACAGATCATGTAAAGAATACGAGATTTGGAAAATTGATTGCTAATACAGAATATGGAAAATACAATATGGAGAACAAGTTTCTTAGAGATACGGATACCTTTATTACAAAGATGTCAAATAACTCTTTCTATGTTGCAACACTTATTATGCAAAATCAGGAGTTTGGCATTTACCGCGATATGAAAGATGATTTAATGTTTATCTCTGAGAAGATCGACCCAACCGCTAAGAAGCTAGTATTGGATACGGATTCGCATAACAGTGATACCTTGCTTGTTAAAATGCGCGGGAGTGTTGTTATCAATATGCTTCTTGATTACTATACAAAAGGCAATGTTCGGTTCGAGACACAAAAAGCTAAGAATATGGCTATTGATTTGTTTAGGAGGTTAATATAATGCCGTTCGAGTTTACCGCAGATGCTTGGAGCGATTTTACAAAGCAAGTTCTTGAAGCTAATGGAGATCAAGCTACGCTTACCACTCTTTTGAGTGATATGCAGGATACATTTACAACAGGAATTACAACTCAGGGAGAACTGGATAAAACAAACAAGAGTTTAAAAGAAGAGAATGGAAGATTGAAAGAAGCAAATATGGCTCTGTTTCTTAGAGTTGGTGAACAGAAAAAGGACTCTCAGGAGCCTGAAAAATCCGGAGAGCCTAAACCCGGCGAAGAAGGTCACGCTGTAGACAAATTTTTAGATAATCTATATAAGGAGAAATAAATTATGGCTAGTAACAAGACTCCGCAAGTTGCTTCTGCTGAGATGCTTAACAGCATTAGAGCAGACGCTTCTGATGCTTATAAGAATGCGGTCCCCGTAGCAACTCCATATAACCTCGCTGACGTTGGCAACCCTATTCTCACTTATGAAGCAGTTACAAACGAATTTTTGAATGCCCTTGTTAATAAGATTATTATGACTCTCGTTATCAGAAAAACTTGGGCTAATCCTCTGGCAATGCTTAAAAAGGGTACTGAACCTCTTGGTCTTGACGTTGAAGAGATTCAGGTTAATCCAGCTAACGCAACCGCGTTTGATGGTACGACTGAAAATGGTTATTCTGACATTTTGAAGCCGGCTCTGCCTGACGTGAAGGCGGCTTGGTATCGTCTGAATCGTCAAGATAAGTATAAGGTTACTATCAATAATGAAATGCTAACTAACGCATTCACTTCTTGGAACACTCTGGAAGGTACGATTGCCGCAATTGTTGACAGCCTGTATAATGGTAACACCATTGACGAGTTTAAGTACACCAAGCAGCTCATTGATGATGCTCTGACCGGAACAAAGCTCAATACAGTTACTGTTACGGCTCCTACTAATAGAGATACGGCTGCGGCTTTCCAGCAGACTATTCAGAACCTCTCCCTTCAGTTTCAGTTTCCCTCTACTGCATATAATAACTACACTAAAATGGGTGGTACTGGTGCTCGTACAACCTGGAGTTCTATTGAGGACCAGATTATCATTATTAACGCGGAAGTTGCGTCCGCTGTTGGTGTTCAGTTCTTGGCAGCTGCATTTAATCTGTCTTACGCTGATTATGCCACGAAGCAGATTATTGTTGATAGCTTTGACCCTAGTTCTAAGTGCCTCGCAATTCTGGCTGATGTGAACGCTTTCCAGATTAGAGAAAAACTGCGCCGTATGACCAATTTCTATAATGCTGGTAATATGGCATGGCAGTACTATTTCCATTGCTGGGATACGTTCTCCTTGTCTCCCTTCCATAACGCTGTAGCTCTGGTTACTGCTTAATTAAATAAGGGAGAGGGTCTTTCATAGGCCCTCTCCCTAGAGGTAAAAATATGCCTATTCTTTCACCGACAACTAGAATATATCTATGCGAGAATGCAGGTATTACAAAAGATCATAAAGCATATTTTAGCTCTAATTCCGCAATGATTTCTTATCTGCAAGGTAAAGTAGCGCATTCGTTTACTAACTGTACTTATCAAAGAGCTGACGAACGAGAGTACACGCAGTTAAACATTGATTATTATGACGCCTTAAAATGCGACGTAATGTTTTGGCAAAATCCAAACAACAGCACAAAATTTCTGGTTGCGCTTATTACTGGCTTTGAGTATTTGAATGAGGGAACAACTAGAATTTATTTTGAGATTGATCCTTATTCAAGTTTTTGTGGGGAAATCGAATGGCAACCATGCTATGTGGAAAGAGAGCACGTTACAGGCGATTGGGTTGACGGTCAACCTAACTGGAATAATTGCGGTATTTCTGAACCAATTTCAGGTGCTCCTGTTGTAGTGGAAAATGAATTGACATATCCTCTTGTACCAACGAGATATGTTATTCTTACTCCATATAATGAGGAGGGACAAGTATCTATCCACGGCAATACTCTAGGCGGAATCTATTCAGGAATGAATATGGTGGTTAAAAATACGGCCGAAGAGGTTGACGATTACTTGAATACTGTTGCAGTTCATATTGCCACAACACTGGATAACATTGGACCTATTCTTTCTGTTCCCTCTTTCTTCCTTAATGATGAAGAATGGGAGATGGGGACTTTACAGTCACCATGGATAACACTTAATGGACATTTCAATAATGCAAAAGTTTACACATCGCAATATACTATGCTTCGAGTAGAAGGCGCCGCAGGTAGACAAAAAGAATTCCTTCCCGAGTTAATGGGACAGAACGGCCTAGCTACTCCACTTACTCAACTATTCGCTAAAGGTGGGTTAATTGGAGGCATTGGTGCTTTCGCTGTTTATCTAAAGAACTATAAGGGTATTGAAACAAGTCTTGAAGATGCCTATTTAATTACCGATATGCCGTCAGGCGTTTGGGTTGGTAATAATCTTTTGGATAACTGGCATAACGCCATTATGAAAACAATTAGTGGAGGATTGAAGGGTGCCGCAGTTGGAAGTGCGGCAGGTCCTGGAGGAACAGCATTAGGAGCGCTAGGAGGCGCGGCTTTATCTCTAGTAGGTATGGCAGATCAAATGGTTGCCTCAGGTGGTCAAGTAAATACAACAGCAAATGCCGCAGTTGCTTTTGGAGCTTACAGAGTGTGTACACGATGGTATATCAGCCCCACTCAAATAATGGAAGCAGTTGACGATTTCTTTGATCGTTTCGGCTATGCCGTGGGACTTCTTAAAATTCCAAATGTAAATACTCGTCCTATTTGGAATTATGTAAAAACAAGTGAAGCTCACGTTGGGGGAGACATTCCAGATCATTATAGAGAGCAAATTTGTGATATGCTGAATAATGGTGTAACATTCTGGAATGTAAATAGACGTTCAATTGGTGATTTCTCTAACCCCTCCGCTAACCAGATTGAGAATTATACTTATGATGATTTCTTAGAGGATCCGCCTTTCCAGGAGTATGACCCACCTGTTCCGGACCCTGAACAGCCTGACCCGCCTCCCGCTGATAATTTTAGTGTGCTTCCGGACGAAGTTGTAGAATATTCTTTAGCTACTGATGGAGATAATTATTTAAGTAAGAATTTCAAAGTCAGAGAGTTTAGATGTTACGATGGCAGTGATAAAATACTTGTTAGTAAAAGCCTTGTTGAGCTGTTACAGATCATTCGTGACCATTATGGAGTACAAGTCATTATTAACAGCGGATACAGAACCACTAGCCATAATGCCGCCGTTGGTGGAGCTACTAAGAGTCAGCATATTTATGGCCGTGCCGCTGACATTGTAGTAACTGGCCAGACTCCACTTAATGTTTATAATTGGGTAGCCAATAACGTTATGCCTTCTGGAAAGGGCGGTATGGGGTGTTACAGATCAAAAGGTTTTGTCCACGTTGATGTACGTCCCACCGGTTATTGGAGAGACAACAATGTATAAGGAGGATTATTATGCAGAATGAAGTTACTATTTATAGTAAATCTCTAGAAGGTGACAAACATCTTACTTCATCGTTTAAAGTAAAAGAGTTTGCCTGTAATGACGGCAGTGATGTTATTCTAATTCACGCTGATCTTCCAGCTGTATTGCAAAATATTCGCAATCAGTTCGGAAAGCCTATTATCATTAACAGCGGATACAGGACTCCAGAATATAACAAGAAGGTTGGAGGTGCTACTCGCTCTCAGCATTGTTATGGCACTGCCGCTGATATTGTAGTTGACGGCATTCCTCCTGCTTCTGTTGCCATTGCCGCTGAAAAGGCATTAAAAGAGAGTGGACATCCTGGCGGTATTGGACTCTATAAGAGTTTTGTTCACGTTGATGTCAGATCAAAGAGGTATAGATGGGATAAGAGAAGCGGTAAAGAAGTGGCGGTGAGCGGGTTTTGAAAACCGTAACTAAATTCGTTGTATTCTGCATCACATTTCTGGTACTATATACTATCGCCTCACTTATTATCTTCTATAAGACTGGATATGAAGCTTCCACTCTCACAAATATGGTTTTCACCGTATTCGGGATTGAATTGGTGTCCTGTATGGTGAAGGCGATTATCAATGGAAGGAATAAAGAAGATGGAACCTCTAATTGAAACAGCTAAAAATATTTCGCTAATAGCTGGGGCGGTTGCAGTTGTTTGGAGGGTATTTACCTTTACATCTAATATTGGCAAAAAGATTGATACCAACTTTGAAGAAATAAGAGATATAAAAGAAAAATTAAATAGGGATTATAATAAGATAGATAAATTAAATCAAGCAGATAAGCATATTTGTCTGTTCCTGGTTGATATATCAGATCACATGATAAATGGAAATCATATAGACAAATTGAAAGAGACAAGGAAGAATGTTATCACTTTCTTATCTGAGGGGGTAGATTAATGTTTCCTCTTATGGATGCCTTCCCAATTCTTTCACTACCTGATTTTAGAATTAATACTAGCGGATTAACAAAACGGCAAACAAAAATGCTTAATACCATTCAATTTGCCGAAGTATTTTCCAGGTTAATGAATGTTATGCTTTCAAGGTTTAAGTGGAATGGGCTTCCGACGTCGTGCAATGAAAGGGCATTAGAAATTACTCTAGCATTCTACGGTTACTCATTGTTCTTTAATGATGAAAATATAGGATTCGCTCACACTCCTTGTACATTATCAGGTCCATTTAACATCTACTATGAGAGCATAAATAGGCATGCATTCAGTTACAATTATGAAAAGAATTACACTCTTTCTGATAGTGTGCTAATTAGGGGTAATTTAACGATGACTCCTGACTATCTCATTCTAATGAATTACGCTCCAAAGATTGCAGATGCCATTAGAGCGATTGACGTTCATACGCAGACTTTAAAAAAGCCATATATGGTTGCATGTGAAGAACGTCAGAAAAATTCAGTCATTAGGGCTTTAAATGACATTGCAGATAATGAAGTAACTGTTCTGTCTGTTCCCAATTCTGGTATCAATACATTGCAAGTTCTTAATACTGGTGTACAAAGCTATCTTGGAGATATGTGGGGCAATGTCAAGAATATGTTCAATCAGGTGTACTCCGCTTTAGGTGTATCAAATGAGTTTACATCTAAGAAGGAAAGACTCGTTGTGAGCGAGAGCCAGGGAGAACAAACACCTATTAGGCACTCCTTAGAAAGCGAGCTTGAATGTAGGCGTAAAGCATGCGAAGAGATTAACAAAATGTTCGGACTTAATGTTTCAGTTGAAGCAAATCAGCTTGAACAGTTTAAGGAAGAACAGATTCAAGAACTTTTAGCTAAGATGGGACAGCAGTGGGAAGGAGGGAATGAAGATGTTTCCATGGACTCTGATTAATCCTCGTAATTATGAGCTTGGTCAACTTGTATCCACCGGCTATCAAGTATTCGATAATACATGGAACACCTATATTCCCGAACACAAAAGCGAACTATGCGCTAAGATTATCCGTCATTATTTCTTTTACGAAATTGGGCAGGATACTCCGGATAAGTTCAAGTTATATCTAAACGAAACACTTGAACGTATCATGCCATTTTATAATCAGTTGTACAAAAGTGAGCTAATTAAGTTTGACCCCATTATGAATCATTTATTGGAGACGAATGGAAGGTCTATTGAAAATGTGCTGAGAAAAGCACAGAAGGGAGACAGCGAAGTAATTAGCGCATTAGAGAACTTCGCTAAATCCTCTAAAGGTATCACCAACTCCACACAGGGGACAAAGCAAGGTATCACAGAACAAGAGAACTACAAACGAGATTATACAGAAAACAAAGAGAGAATAGAGAACGAAACAACCGGAGTAAATAGGAAATTGGATGGCACAGTCACAAGAGACGGTACAACTGACACCACAACTAATGAGACGGTTGCCGAAAATCAGAACGGAGACAAGCGGTTTGCAGACACGCCGCAAACTACCGTTGGGGATAATCCAAATAACGCCTATATGACGAACTTCACAAAGGAGAGTCAAACCAGAGATACCACAACGAATGCAACATCTAACAGTACAATCCACCAAACAGACGAAACAAACGAGACGGAAACAACTGATACTGACCGTAAATTAAATGGAACAGAAGATACGGTTGGAAATATCACTGATGAACGAACCAAAACTTCACACCTCAATAGAGATGTTGATACAAAAGCTACTAATGATGGGTTTGAGAACGGTTCTAGTAGCCAGGATACAAGCAAGGCAAAACAGACTCTTGAAGATGAGTCTCAGACAACTGATGAAGGAAAGCATGAAATCATTTCCGGATTTATGAATATGACTCCATCTCAGCTTTTGCAAAGTTTCCGTGAAACATTCCTGAACATTGACGAACAAATCATTAAGGAGCTTCAATACAATTTCATGGAGGTATTTTAATATGTTTACTGTTGACGAAATTATCCACCTGTGGGAAGAGGACAAGATTACTACCGAAGAGGCGAACAGACACCTTGCAGAAATTGGCTCTCGTGTTCGTCTCGATGATACTAAGGAAAGCGGCTGGACCGAAGAGGAAATGAAGGAAGGCTTCATTCCTGGCAAGCCCGGTGAGCCTGTTCAGAGAGAGCTGGATAGAAGCCGCCGTATGGATATGGCTGGTAAGACCGCTTTCCAGAAGGTCAACGGCAAAATCTACAAGGTGTGGTACAACGAGGATGGGTATTTCCAGAAGGCTGTCCGTGCGAAGAAGTGAGGTAATACACTATGAGTAATTGCAATCACTACAAATGGGATGGCCATGGACATCCTCTGACTGATGGTTATTGCTATCCGGAGGGCTGTTGCCCTCCGGTGGGGCCACGAA